TCGTTTTTTTTTTGGAGATTTTAGAATGACGGATACATCACGCACAGTTAGTGATTTAACCACCAACTTGTTTCAGGACGGTCAGGCAGCAGGTTCAATCACACCTCAAGACTTGCGTGACCTCATTGAAACTTGTCAGACGAAACAAGGAAGTATGTACGTTTCTTCTGCTGCAAGTACAACTATAAGTGTAGCTGGAACTTATGTTGAGGGAACGGCTGGAACATGGACTCTTAGCACAGCTCCTGCAGCAAATGAGTTTGATGAAAATACTGATGGTAGACTAAGATATACTGGTACACCTACAATTAATTGTCTATTTTTAGCTTCAGCTTCATTAGAAATTGATACTGCTATTGTTGATAAAGAGTTTGGATTAGCTATACATAAAAATGGTACGTTGATTACAGGAACAAAAATAGTAGGATTCTCTCCTGCAACCACAGTTAATTCAGTTAGTCTTACTACATTTGGATATGCTTCAATGGCTACTAATGATTATGTTTCTATTTTTGTTGCTAATATAGATAGTACTGATAATTTAACTATTAGAAACGCTCAAGTAATGGGCATGGGATTGACTACTTAAAATGTCACATTTTTCTACAGTACCCATAACTGAACTGGAAGCAGTTAATATGCTTCTGGCTGCAGTAGGTGAATCGGCTGTTTCAAGTCTAGAAACAGCTACTACTGTAGATGTAACTCAAGCTAAAAACCTGTTATCTAATATCAGTAGAGAAGTACAGCAGAAAGGCTGGCATTTTAATACTGAGTGGGATGTAGTTTTATCGTTAGACTCTAATAGTCGTATCCCATTGGGGACCTCAATTTTATCTGTATATTCTTCTTCTAAATTAACTACAATTAGAGGAAGAGAGGGTTCTCCATTCTTGTATGATCTGGATAATAATACCTTTACTTGGACTACATCTATTAATGATGCTGTTACTATTACCCTATTAGATTTTGAAGATATACCTCAAACTGCAAGACAGTATATTACTGCAAAAGCATCTAGAATATTCCAAGAGGAAATTATAGGACAAGTTGCTGCTGAAACAGTTAATAGACAAGAAGAAGCTGAGGCTTATGCAGATTTACTAGATGATGAGGGAGAACGTTCAGGATTTAATGTTGGGTATGGTACTATGGATATGTATAATACCACAAAGTTATATAGGAAACTTTGGTAAATGGCACTAATCGCTGAGCAAATCAGTAACTTAATAAATGGGGTTTCTCAACAACCCCCTGCATTAAGGCTGGCTTCTCAGGCAGCAATACAAGAAAACGGTTTGTCTACTATAGCTGAGGGATTAAAAAAAAGACCTCCACTAGAATATGTAGCCAAGTTAAATAATAAAACCGATACAGATGCTCATATCCACTTTATTAATAGAGATCAAGATGAACGCTATATTGTCCAAATAACCTCAGATCAGTTTAGTACTGATTTCAGCTCAGATTTTTCAGGAACTGAGATGGAAGTTTGGGATTTAGATGGAACATCAAAGAGTGTTTCAGGGGCTACAGGAGACGTATTAACTTATATTACTACTGCTGATGCTAGGGATAACCTGAAATTATTTACAGTAGCAGACTATACTTTTCTTTTAAATAAAAACACTAGTGTAGCAAAGTCTACTACAACATCAGACGATAGAAATCCAGAAGGAATAGTTTTTCTTAAACAAGCTACTTCTGCATCAACTATGTATGTTTATGTTGATGGAACGCTACGATCTACAGTTACTTCTAGTGCGGATGCTGCAACTCAATTAGACGATATTTATAATGATCTTAATGGTAGTATAGGTTCTGGTGGATCAGGTGATTTTGCTGTCACTAAGTTTGGTAGTTCTAATGTTCACTTAACTAGAACTAATGGAGCTGATTTTACGCTTCATGCCCAAGCACCTGAAGATAACTTAATAGCAATTAAAGAGGGTGTAGTAGATTTTACTGAGCTTCCTTCTAGGACTAAAGATGGTTTTATCATTAAAATTACCGGAAGTCCTAACTCTGGAACTGATGATTACTGGATTAAACATAATAATCAGGCAGATGAAGATGTAGGTGAGTGGGTAGAAACTGTAGAACCAGGATTAGATAATAGTTTAGATGCAAGCACAATGCCTATTCAGTTTATTAGAACATCTGAAGATCCTTGGGATGCTGCCTTTGCTGCTGATTTTGGTGAAACCTTATTTTCCCTCTCTCAAATTACATGGACAGACAGAGTTGCTGGAGACACTACTACAGCTCCAGACCCCTCATTCATATCAGAAAAGTTAAACGATATTTTCTTCCACAAGAATAGATTTGGTTTCTTAGCAGGAGAAAACATTATTCTTTCTGAGCTTGGAGAGTTCTTTAATTTCTATAATACAACCGCAACAGATGTATTAGATACAGACATGATTGACTTGGCTGCCCCAAGTAATCAAGTAAGTATCTTAAACCAAGCTATAGCATTTAACGAAGACTTATATTTATTCAGTGATTTCTCTCAATTTAAACTGACTGAATTTGCTGCTGGTGGTTTAACTCCTACCAATGCCAAGCTGTCTCTTATTACAGAGTATAAAAACGATAAATCTGTTACTCCTGTACTCAATGGACGTAAGCTTTACTTCTCTGAAGAGGTAGACGGATTTTCTAGTATTAGAGAATTTGGTATAATTGAAGATTTACAAGAAGAAACAGCAGAAGAAATCACAAGTCATATTCCCAGTTATATTAAGGGAAAGATTTTTGATATGAGTCCAGCAAGTGATCTCTTATTTGTTCTCTCAGATGAAAACTTAAATGAAATTTTTATTTACAAGATGTTGTTTGAGAGAGGAACTAAGAAATTAAGCTCGTGGTCTAAGTGGAAGTTTAAAGATGAAGAAAAAGTAATAGGAATTAAGGTTATAGACCATATAGTTTATCTGATTATTGTAAGACCTGATGGTACTTATCTAGATAAGATGAGTTTACAGGATGCTAAACTTGTAAACTTAACTGAAAGTTCTACTCAGTTGTCTTTTAAACCACACTTAGACAGACTAACAGAAGTCACTGGTACATATAGTTCAGGATCTGATCTTACCTCTTGGACCATACCCTATCCTGATGACTTTGGTTCTACTTTCAGAGTTGTTTTTGGTCCTGCTTTTGAAGGGAAAGAAGGTGACATTGTTCAGGGGCTTTCTCAGACAACTCCTACAACCCTTACAGCTACTGGAGATCACTCAGCTAACTCATGTTTCATTGGTAAGGAATACCGGTTTCTCTATGAGTTTACTGAGCCTACGATTAAGACTGAAGTACAGGGGAGACTGAGTTCCCTTACAGGTGGTACACTAAAGATTCGTAAGTTTAATATAAACTACTTTAATACTGGATACTTTAAACTTCAAGTAACAGCTCCAGGAAGAGATGCTTTTAGTTATATTTATACAGGCAGGATCTTAGGGTCTTCTCTGAATAAGATTGGTACGATCCCATTTGAAACAGGGAACTTTCAACGACTCATATTAGCTGGAGCTGAAGATTTAAAGATAGAACTTATATCTAACTCATATCTTCCTTGTGCTTTTACTGGAGCTGATTGGGAAGGTAACTATGTAACTCGAACTATCTCTGCTAGAACATCTGGGCGTTAACATGAAGCCCTATCATAGAGATAGCAAGCTACATGATGTCTGTGAGTTAGCTCCTACGCTTAGATTTGAAGACAAGAGAGAAGTTGAAACCTTAGGACACACTCCTGAACAAGCCCTTACTATAGGTTATATTTTTAGTCAAAGGTGTCAGTCTATTATTGATACTAATGGGCATGTAGTGGGCATGTATGGTGTATCTTTTGGCAAAGTATGGCTCTTAGGAGCTCCAGGACTACTTAAAATAACCAAGTCTTTTTTAAAGTATAGCCGTTCTGAGGTAGAAATCATGAATAAGCTCTTTCCTCATCTATATAATATTATAGATAGTAGAAATGATCTACATATTAAATGGTTACGGTGGTGTGGCTTTAAAATAATAGGAAAACAAATGCTTAATAATGTGAAATTTTATGAGTTCTGTAAGGTGGCTAGCTGATGCAAGTTGATGGATGGTTATATGCTGCCCAAGCAGCCTTTGCTGTAGGCAGTAAAATAACAGAATATAATGACACAGTAACAGCAAGACATATTGATTTTGCTAATAAAACTCAGCAAGCACACCTTAATAATGGTTTAGCATATAATTATTATTTAAATATAAACGAAGAAAAAATGTTGGAAAATAAAAAGTTTCGTTTAGATGAATTTGAATTAAATAAACAAATAAGAGCTGTTGTAGCCACACAATTAGTTAGAGATGGAAGTGTTTTAAAGTCAGGTGGTTCTGCTAATAGTACACTTATGAATATTTATAGGAAAGGCTATCAGGCTCTTCATCGAAAAGAGTTTAATTTTCATACTAAACTTAGAAATCTTAAGATGCAAAAGAAAAACATGGCTCTGGAAACTCAAAGTAAAAATACTGCTCTCTTTAATTCACTTAAAGGTTTCCCAAGTCTTACAGGATTGGCTTTAGATATTGGTGGTACAGCCGTACAAACAGGAATTAAATATGGAGAAGGAAGACAACTAAAAGAGTATAAGCAAAATTATATACCATCACCTACTATTACTACTAAACCTAAAGCTCCTGAACCGAGCTATTGGGACACACAACCTTATGGTAATATGGCGAGACAAGGCACACCGTCTAGTTACATTCCTAAATAAATATTAATGGCAAAAAATCCCTTTCCATTAGATCAGGTTCAAACACAGCTAGTTAAACCTACAACAGATGTTGCTGCCCGTTCTGTTGCAGGACCACAACAAACAGGTTTAAGTCAAGGACTCGCTGCTTTTAGTAATGCTGTGGGATCTGCTGCTGAATTTGCTAAAGCTAGACAATATAAACAAGATATGAAGGATGCTGGTTTAGCAGCAGCAAAAGGAGAAGTAGCTCCAGGTTTAGTGAGTGAAGAAGCTGTTGAACATAATTTTAATGTTTTAGATGAGAACTATGTAAATGATGTTTTAGATCAACTAAAAGTTCATGGTTCAACTCATATGTCACACTTAGCTAATGATGGTTCTAAAACTTCAGATCAAAAAGCTGATGAAATTGAAGAATTTTTAGATACTGTTATAGGACATGGATTACAAACAGTAACACATAATGGTGAAGCATTAGGAAAACTACAATTAGGTGTAGAAAGTTATAAAAGAAGTTGGTTAAAAGAGGTAGCTCAGTATGAAAAACAGGTTTTAACAGCTGCCAATATTAAAAATGTTGTTGATAATATAAATCAAGCTATAGATAGAATTCCTGCGGGGGAAAGTATTAGGGGGATAATTTATAGAGGAGGATTTTTTGGTCAAGTACAAGGTTTAGAAAATGCTGGATTACAACATAAAATTAAACTAGGTAAAAATGGTAAATTAATAAAAGCTACTATTGGATTAGATGCAAAAAAAGCTGTTTTTCAAGTTTATGGTGATGTTTTATTAGATCGTTATGAAAGTAATCCAATAAAATTTTCTTCTTTAGTACAAGAATATAAAGCTTTTGTCAGAGAAGTTATTGATCCTTTAATTCACATAGAAAACGGTATTATTACTAGTGGTAAGGCTGATTCTATTGGAGATGATGTTACATTTAAATCTATTAAAGATAAGGTATTTACGGAAATAAGAGAAGCTGATAAACGCCTTGCTAAACGAGACAAAAAAGAACATGAAATCTGGTCAGCTGGGTTTGTTAGAGAAATTGTAGCTCAAAATATGGATCCTAGATTAAAAAAAGATAATGTTACTAGACAAATAGAATTAACTCCTTCACAAGAAAATCAGGTTGCATTAAGATTTCCAGTTTTACAAGATCGACACCGAGAAATTAAAGCTATTAAAAGACAACTACGCTTTCATAAATATGGTAAAGATTCTCGGGCTTATAAAGAAATAAGAAGTATGGTTATACGAAGAAAAATAGATAGTTCAGAAGGAATTGATGCCTTAATTTATAGACGAGCTCTAGATCCTTCATTAGCTCCAGGACTAAAAACACTAATGACTGAAAACAGAGCAGCCATTACTCATAATATTGAACAAATAGAAAAACATACACCTATAATAAGGTTTTCTAAAATATTAGATTCCATAGAAAGTGAGATTTTAAAAAAACATATTAAACAAGGTTTGCGAGATATAAACATGCAAGAAAAACTAGTTATTAAGTTTCCACCATTAGAAAGACTAGTTAATAGAGTGAGTAAATTACAGGCTTCTGAAGAACATC